TTGGCGATGTTCAGGTTGCCAAAAACAACCCGGCCTTGATGCGTTGGCCCCATGATGTCATAGCGAATTGCGATGTATTCGCCGGTTCCGGCCTTGGTCTTTTTCAGCTCAGCCGATGTGATGGTGGCCTGATACCACCCGGCAGGCAACGGCTCGAAGTTACCGCCAGAGCCTTGCGGCAGTTCGTCCACCGCGAAAGATTGTGAAAGGAAAGCCATTTTTATTGCTCCTTGGTTGCAATAGTGAAAGAAGGGCGTCCGGGCTTGACGGTAACGGCCCCAGCGAAAATAGCGGTTACATCTGCAGGCGCTTTGCGCCAGGCGGACATATCAATCTCAGGCTTCCAGCGGAACAGCATAGACAGCGCATTCTGTAGATCATGCTCTGCGGCCAGCTCCTGCGCCTTATCGGAGTCAACCTTGCGGTCTAGTCGGCTGATGATCTTGATCATCAAACCCTCGGGCAGCAGATGCGTTTCTGTTCCTTCTTTTGCGGCATCAACGCCAAGCGCGTTGCTCATTTGATCTTCAAGCTCTCGGCGCTTGGCAACGGCTACGCGCTCAGCTTCTTTTGCTTCTTGCCACTGCTTAGCCAACAGTTCAAGGTCAATGTAATCCATGCTCATGCTCCGATCTTGTTGATGATTGCGCCAAGATCAGGCGCTTCCCATGCTTGAAGCTTGCCGCTGCGATCCTTGGCCAGCCAAAGGCCATCCGAGTCGCACATCAGCGCACGCTGGCTGTTGCCTTCGGCGTCACGCTCTACGCGCAGGGCCAGCACCTCGTCGAAGAAGTAGGGCAGTTGCTGGCCGGTCTTATTGCCCGGCATGCTCGGCGCATACAACACCCGGCCCATTTCGTCCTGCGTCTTCTCCAGCTTTGCGCTCATGTAAACGTGTCGGCCAGGCAGGTCGCGGAAGGCCCGGATGATGTCGGCCATTTGCTCTTGCATCGCGCCGTAGGCTTGGCGCGGATCTTTCGTGGCCTTCTTTTCGGCGTTCAGCACGACTTCGGCAATCTCGCTGATGCTATCCAGCGCCACCGATTGAAACGCCTTTGCTTCGGCGCTCTCGCTGAGCCAGCTCCAAGCCTCGCGCAGCGTGGCCATGTCGCTGATCTCGATGTAGGGCACATCGGCCCCGGCGATTGAGAGCAAACCGCCTTCAGCGCTCAGGACAATGGGCGCTGGCAGGGTTGGAATCAGGCTTGTCTTACCTGCGCCAGCTTGCCCGTACACGAGCAGCTTGACGCCATGCGCGGCCAGGGTGCCGCTTCGTTTCAGATTAATTGCCATGTCGGGTCTCCGGTTTGGCGTTGATAGATGCCCCTTGCGGGGCGGGTGATGATTGTTGCGTGATCTATTGTCTGAGTCAATATCGGGCTTGCCTATTAGGACAAACCCTGATTGCCGCTTACGGCCTAGACTGTTCGGCCTTGTACTTCGGCCAAGCCTTCACGGCCTCGCCGTCGATGTAGTCGGCCAGGTCTTGATCGCGTTCGAGTCGCTGGCGCAGTTCGTAGCGCGCTTCCAGCGCTTGCTTGTCAGTGCCCATCATCACGAGCACGACCAGCTGCTCATGCGTCATGCTGGCCACATCGGATGCGTCCAATTGCCATGGCTTGACTTGGCTCTTGGCAACGTCATCGTGGCCAATGCTCACTTCACCGAAGCCGAGAAAGTACATCCAAGTTTCGCTGCTGTGCAGCGCAGCTTCTTTGATTTCGTCTGTAAGAGGCTCGCACTCTGTTGCTGCCTCGAACTCAAATTGCTCAGTCCAGGATTCTTCGGTAGGGTAGTAAAGCATGTCGGTTACTCCGGTTTGCTGGATCAGCAACGCGCTGTCCATGTCCTAGACTGTACCGGCTCAAGAACCAATGCACATCGGGACAAACCCTAATGACGATTGAGCCTTGATGTGCAATCATTGGCCCCCCAATCACAAAGGAGCATGCAACTATGGCAAAGCTCGGGCGCGTTTTTGATGTCGCGTCACTCCCAACACTTGACGCGGCGCGGCCCGTCGCCCCCCCTGAATCACAGCTAATTGATGCCATGCGCGCGGCTGGCATCACTCACACGCCGGAGCAGATACACATTGACGGCAAGATGCACCGATTCTGCACATCGGGCAAGCGCGGCGATTCTGGCTGGTACATCATCTTTTCCGATGGCATCCCGGCGGGGCAGTTCGGCTGCTGGCGCTCAGGCCTTGTGCAATCTTGGCGGGCAGATGTTGGCCGCAAAATCTCGCACGTTGAGCAGATGGCCCACACTCGGCGCATGGCCGAGGCTGCGGCATTGCGTGAGGCAGAGCTGGCCAGGCGGCGCGAGACTGCCGCCGATGTCGTGGGGCGGATATGGTCAGAAGCCCAGGCCGCAAGCCCGGAGCATCCGTACCTTCAGCGAAAGGGCATCGCAACACACGGCGCGCGGGTCACTGGCGACGGTCGATTGATCGTGCCGCTTTACAGCCCCGATGGTGAGCTGGTGTCTCTGCAATACATTGATTCAGGCAGCGACAAGAAATACCACCCAGGCGGGCAGACCGGCGGGGCGTACTGGTGGCTCGGTGCGCTCGAAGATGCAAAGACGATCTACATTGCCGAAGGCTTCGCCACAGCCGCGACGATTCACCAGACCACCGGCCAGCCTGTTTTTATCGCCTACAGCGCCTCGAATCTTGTGCCCGTATGCGGCATGCTTCGCAGTCAGTTCGGCGCGGCCCAGGCGCTCGTGATCGTGGCTGACAATGATGCGAGCCACACCGGCCAGAAGTACGCCGATCAAGCATCGGCCAAGTACGGCGCGCGCGTGGTTGTCCCTCCAATCGAGGGCATGGATGCAAATGATTATATGCAAGCCGGCCACAATTTGGCCGCACTTCTCACGCCACAGCGCGAGGATGGTTGGCTGATTCCAGCCGATGATTTTTCATCACAGCCTGCGCCTATCTCGTGGCTGGTTAAGCATTGGATTCAGAAAGATGCATTGATTATGGTTCACGGCCCAAGCGGCGGCGGCAAAACCTTCGTGGTGCTTGATTGGTGCCTCAGAATGGCAAGCGGAATGGCCGAATGGTGCGGTCAGAAGGTAAAGCCGGGCCGGATTGTGTACCTGGCCGGTGAAGGTCACCACGGCCTACGCGGGCGCATTGCAGCATGGAAACACCGACACCAGGCCGGCAGTCTCTCAATGTGGCTCTCTCGGGACGGGTGCGATCTGAATACCGCCGAGGGCTATCTGAAAGTCGTTGAGCAGGTCAGGGCGCTCGGATACAACCCCGAGGTGATCGTAGTTGATACCCTTCACCGCTTTCTAAACGGCGATGAAAACTCAGCCCAGGATGCAAAGACGATGCTCGATGCGTGCAATCGGCTCATGTCCGAGTTCGGCTGCTCAGTGGTGCTAGTTCACCACACCGGCGTCAGCGACGAGGCGCAACACCGGGCACGCGGTAGCAGCGCATGGCGCGGGGCTTTGGACATTGAGATAAGCATTGTGCCGGCCACGGAATCCGCACCGATGCAGATCGTACAGCGCAAAAGCAAAGACGCGGAACTGGCTCAGAATATATATGTTCAGCTTGAACAGGTCGAGATTCCAGGCTGGTTTGACGAGGACGGGCAGGCAGTTACTTCGGCAGTTATTGTGCAGGCAGATACTCCTGAAAAGCCAGCCGGAAAGAAGGACGACAAAACAGAAGCGCACATGAAGTTATTCATGGCCGCATGGTTTGAATCAGGTACAGAAACTCGCGACGAAAACCCATACATCAGCAGGTCAGCGCTCATGAAATACTTGGAAAAAAACAAACAAATGACCGCTTTAAGCGCTGAAAAATACGTGCAACCAGGAGCCAAAGGCAAGCCGATATGCGATCTTTTGGAGGCTCGCATCGTCGAACCGTTCGAGCATGGCTGGCGAGTGATCGACTTGGCGCATGCCAGATCAATGCTCATGAGAAAAGAGGAACGATGAACAACCCCTATAGAGAACGGAACAAACGGAACAACAACGGAACAGTTCCATTTGTTCCATTGGGGGCAAGGCGTAGGAAAATGGAACAATGGAACTACCCCCTTTCTTTAGGAAGGGGTGTTCCGTTTGTTCCATTCCACAGCGGCGCGATTGATTCCGTTTTTTTTGATTGATTGACACATCATCGGAAACCCTATAGGATTCACAAAATGGCACAACACGCAGGCAGGCACCCAAGCGCATCAGATGGTTGGGAACAGATCGCAAGCTTCGATGGCTGGAAGGTCTACACTAAAGCGCAAGATCACTCATGCGAGTGGCTAACGTGCAAAGTGGCAGCAGATGGCAAGGTTCAAAACAAGGCGAACTATTGGTTCACCAAAAACACAAAAACCGGACAATTCGGATTTTGCAGAGACTTGGCCCTGATGCAAAATCATCGCCCAGAACTTCACCAATATATCAAAGGACTTTGGCAATGAGCGCAAACAATCATCAAGTCGGCGGCTCGCACTACACGGCCAAAGCAGTCCAGCCTTGGGATTACATCGCATCGAATAATCTCGGCTACTTTGAGGGTAATATCGTGAAATACGTTTCACGGTGGCGAGATAAGGGCGGGATTGAAGACCTACGCAAAGCCCGGCATTATTTGGACAAACTGATCGAGGTGGAAAATGGCGCGAAAGACTGAAGACGAAAAGGCCAAAGTCTGCGAGGCTATTATTGAAGCGGTGAGTAATGGAATTCCTTTGGCTCACGCCTGCAAAGATAACAAGCTCGGTTTGCATACTTGGTACGATTGGGTGGAGAAGAACGAAGCGCTGGCCGCAAGCATCGCGCGCGCGCGAAAGGCTGGCCACGATGTCATCGCCACCGACGCGCTGCGCATCATTGACGAGCCGCCACCCGTCACGGCTCACGGATCAAGCGATGCCGGCTTTGTGAGCTGGCAAAAGAACCGCGTATGGGCTCGGTTGCAGTTGCTGGCAAAGTGGGACCCGAAGCGGTACGGCGACAAGCTAGAGCTATCCGGCGATCAGCAGAATCCGGTCGCTGTTGGTCTTACTGTAAAGTTCGTCAAATCTGATAATGATAAGGTATAATGCGCCGTGAAGAATCATGGAGGCATCAATGCCAATCGCTCAAGACTTATCAGGTAAAACATTTGGACGACTGACAGCAATCAAGGATGTTGGGAAAACATCCCGTGGTCGCGTTTGGGAGTGTGCCTGTTCATGTGGATCGACTAAAAATGTCATCAGTACGTATCTAACAAGTGGGCACACTCAATCTTGCGGCTGCCTTCACGCTGACAGTGCAAAGATTGGAGGCTTGAAGCGCAGAACGCATGGCTTCACGACACTTGACAAGAAATGGACGGCATCTGAATACGGCGTATGGATGAGCATGAAGGCGCGATGCTCAAATCAAAAAACACCAAGCTACAAATCATATGGAGGTCGTGGCATTGTTGTTTGTGAACGATGGATGTCATTTGAAAATTTCATTCAAGACATGGGTCGCAGACCATCGTCAAAGCACAGCCTAGATCGCATTGATACAAATGGAAATTATGAGCCTGGCAATTGCCGGTGGGCCGATCAATTGCAGCAAGCTCAAACGCGAACCAATGTTCGAATGATTACAGCATTCGGAGAAACGCTCACGGCGGCTATGTGGGCACGTAAAACTGGTGTTTCCGCTCTTGCGATCAGGAACAGAATCGACTCTGGATGGGATGCAGAGTCTGCTGTATCAAAGCCTGTGAGAAGGATGAATCGCAATGACAAATGAAATCAAGTTGCCTCAATGGGCAGAGTGCTTGTTTGATGAAGATGCTCGATACATTGCAGTTCGAGGAGGTCGCGGATCAGGCAAAAGCCGTGCAGTTGCTTCTGCGCTCATATTGAGGGCCGCATCCAAGCAAATGCGATGGTTTTGTGGGCGTGAAATTCTTAAGGCTATTCGAGACTCTGTGAAGCGTCTGCTAGATGATGAAATAGACAGGCAGGGATTGCGTCACTTTTACACATCAACAGATACAGAAATACGAGGAAAGAACGGCTCATTGTTCATCTTTGGAGGGTTGCGCGGAAATCCTGAAACAATCAAATCAATGGAAGGAATGGACGGCGCATGGATTGAAGAAGCTGCAACAGTCTCTCAGTCAAGTCTTGACATCTTGATTCCTACAATCAGAAAGCCAGGGTCTCAACTCATATTCACATGGAATCCAGGTCTTCCAACAGATCCTGTTGATGCCAAGTTCTGCGGAACTTCAGCCCCTCCAAAAACAATTCTGAAGTTAGTCAACTGGCAAGACAATCCTTGGTTCCCTGATGTATTGAAGGAAGAGCTGGAGTTTGATAAACGTCACAATTACGGCAAATATCTTCACATTTGGGAAGGACAGTATCAACAAAACACACAAGCAAGAGTGTTTAACAACTGGCGCGTTGAGGAGTTCGACACGCCAGCCGACGCGGTTCTACGCTTCGGTGCCGACTGGGGCTTTGCCGTTGACCCGACTGTCCTTGTGCGCTGTCACATCGTTGGGCGCACTCTCTACATAGATCACGAGGCTTACCGCATTGGGTGCGAGATCATGGACACGCCGAGCTTGTTCATGACGGTTCCAGACTCCGAGCGCTGGCCCATCGTGGCCGACAGCTCGCGGCCTGAAACCATCTCGCACATGCGGCGCAATGGCTTTCCAAAGATCATGCCGGCAGTCAAAGGCCCGCGCTCGGTTGAGGAAGGTATAGAGTGGCTGAAGTCTTTCGATATCGTGGTGCATCCGAGGTGCAGGCACA